GCAGAGCATCTAACGTAGTCGAACCCACCATCTAGCATATACTCTTTGCCGTTAGCATCTGTATGGGTCACATAATCGTGACGATGCTTTGATTCTAGTATTGTCCCGTCAGGTGTCCGCATTCTACTGCTTAATATTTTTGGCTTTTCTTTTATGGTGCCGACACTGATGTCGGTAGCATCCGTTTCGGGAGGAATAATGTAGCTTGTAATATAGGAATCAAGTAACTCTTCCTCCTCCAGCATCTTTTTGTCTTTGTTCTTCTTACCAAAGATAGCATCGTAGTTATCTTCATACTTCTTCTTGTCTGTGGGGCGGGTCGATGAACCCTTGCCTCCGTGTGTCTGTCCTGTAGCCATTAGCTATTCTCCTCTGTCACCACAGCCGTTAGACGGCGCAAGTACCAACCTGCTTTCTCTAGGTCTTCTACCTGCTTGCCCTTGTAGTCATAACGCCACAAGTACTTCATGCAGTTGCCCTTGAGGTAGCCTTTAAATGCAACACTGGACATAGACTCTTCGATAGCTTCAATACACTCAATGTTTCCTGTGTTGTAGTGGTCAGGGCTGTTTACTGCGTCTTCCTCTTCATCATCTAACATGTATGACTCTAGTTCTGCCTGCGACATCTCAACATATACTTCCATTAAATCATCTACTGTTGTAGACTCAATAGCTGGTGCTTGCTTGCGTAGTCTATCCCAGTCTGCCGGTGTTGCGTTATTAATGCTCATCTTCTAATTCCTCTTCTCTGTATCTAATTAGTCGGTCTTCAAAAGCGTTAAGTAAGTCATCAGCGTCTATTTCAAGTATCTCTAAGATAAGTATCTCATCGTTTTCCCTGACGAACTGTTCCTTGTATTCCTCAAATGTTAGTGACATACCTTATCTCTCACATACTGTAGTAGTTCTTTACTTGTTTTAACAGTGAAGCAAGGAAAACCTTCTTTCTCACACCACTGACTCATTGTCATCTTACTACCTTTACGCACTTTTGTCAAGGGGTTGGACAGTACAAAGACTAACTCCCACTCTGGCATAGAGTCTCTGATAGCTTTGTACTTCTGTGTGTCACCTACCCTAAAGTAGCCCTTAGCTTCTATCAGTATCTTCTTGTCTTCGTTCACAAAGTCAGGAGTGTACTTCCTGTGTGTTGTGTAAGGCAAGTTGTAAGGCTCGTAGATAAACTCTTTGGTTAGTGCGTCTGCTAACGCTGACTCTAACCCTGACCTGTACTTAGTTTTCTTCTTAGTCACTGAGCTTCAACTCCTGTACGTTCGGCTCCTTCACTACCTCGCATAGATACTTAGGCTGGTAAGAGTAGTTAAACAAGCGCAGATTAGGGTAGCAGTGCTGCTTGTACTGACAGTAAGAACAACCCATTGCTAGTTGCATGTTACCTGACTTGCCGTCTGGCTTAGGCTTATGGCACACTGCAACAGGCTCAGGCTTTTTTACCATCTCCTTGAGGTACTTAATCCTATCAGCTATCGTTCCGTTGAACTCCATGTCAACCTTAAACTCTGGGTATGCTAAGTCGTACTTCAGGTAAGTGAGGTGCCCTACTGTCTTGTCGATGGCTAACCAACCAATCTGTGTCTCGCCTTCTGAGTAGGCGTAGGCTTTAATCTGGTCTACGTAGCCAAAGGGGTCATCCCTAAGTATCTTACCTTCTTTAAACTTCTTGAACCCAAAGCTGCTTGCGGACTTGACATCTGTAACAACACCATCAATCTTACAGTCCATAGAGCCTCGTATGCCTTCTACCTCACACTGCTTCTGCTCGTCTGTAACTGTGTGTCCTGACATGCGGGTAAGGAACAACAACAACTCTTCCACTAAATGCCCGTACATAAACTTGACGTAGGTGTGTGGCTCAATCTTCTCTTTCTTGGTACCGTTTACAACGTTCCAGAGGAATCTATCAGTGCGTCCTACGTTCGACAAGCGTAGCGTTCGTTTATCTACTCGCTTCTCTCTACCGAACTCTGTGCGCATTAGAGCCTTTACGTTCTCGCCAAACTTCTCTATCTCTGCCTCTACGTCAACTGAGGGGTCTGCGTCCTTACTCTCCATCATTGCGTAGATGTCGTCTACCAGTGTATCAGTCGTCTTGTTCATCTTCTAACTCCTTAAAGGCTTTGATAACGTCCGTTGAGAATAACTTTTGTAAATTAACCAAGAACATTCTACTAGCGTTATGGTCGCCACCACTAACTGTTTTGAATTTGTCAAGTCTTTTTACAATCTTTTTCAAGACGGGGGTGCTGAAGACTAACGTACAGTATTCTTCTTCACCGATACAGAGGTTGTGGAACCAGTAGTCTGACTCCGTAGCTTCAATCCCTGAAGGCTTACCCCATGACTGGTACTCAATGCAGATGTTACCAGTCTTCTGCCACATGTCCTTCTCTGACTTGACTTCTATCTTCTTACCAGTGAGCATCTCTGCTATCTTGTCTTCTCTGACCTCACCGTAGGCTAAGTCAATGTCAAACTTCTTTCTATTTTCTTTACTGGGTTTCATTAGACAGCCTTTTTTGTTGTTGTAAATAAGTTGTTAAACCAAGCAAGGAAACGAGGTCTCTGGGTATTGAGGGACTTTCCTCTCATAACTTCGTAGACTGCTTCTAAACCTTCTTCCTTATATAACTGATGGTGGGGGTGTTTAGGGTTACCTACTCTGTATCTCTTACCGTTTACGTACATCCTTGTCTGGTTCTCTCTGCTTCTATCCGACTCCTTAGTGGGTGTCTGCCCAGCTATCCCCGATTTTGTATTCCCCTGCGAGGGGGCAGTTGAGTTTGTAGTGAAGTCCGGCAGCTTCAACACAAGCCGTTGCCAAGCGGCCAAACCTTTCTGCGTCTTTCGCTTTAACTTCTGTCTGGATTTCATCATGTATATTTCCTATTATTTTATAGTCTATTTTATGAAGGTTAGCGTACTCTACCAGTAAACATAAGGCTTTCTTCATAACTATAGCCCCTGCTGATTGTAGTAAGCTGTTTAACGCAGCATGTTCTGACCGGATTGCCACTCGTCTTCCATCCAATCCAAAAACATAACCTCTTCCAGATGCCACTGCAACCTGTTCTCGTAGTCTTCCAAGAGCTGGCGTATTTCTAAGGAACTCTTCTTTAAGTCTTTTACCGTGTTTTGCAGTTCCAGCAACGATGCTTCCGATTTTTGAATCTCCTGCGCCGTATAGGAAAGCGTAGATGAAAGTCTTTGCTTGGTCTCTAGTTGTAATGCCCGCAGCCAACTGGTTTGTCGTGTGAATGTCTCCATTGAGTATTTCATTTGTATATCCTTCGTCGTTCATATAGTGAGCTAACATACGCAACTCTAAGCCGCTGGCATCCATACCTACCAACTTGTAACCCTCTGGTACAGTCCAGACATCTCTACATTCTTTGCCGTAAGGCGAGTAGACTGCTGGCACCTGTCCCATGTTAGGGCTTGAGTGTGTCATACGGCCCGTTACAGCACCGTTAGCATTTACGTAACCATGTACTCTACCGTCATCCTTAACTGCTGTTATCCAGCTCTGTATCTGTGCTATACGCTTCTGAACTAGAAGGTACTCACCAATCAGTGCAGCCTCTGGTATACCCTTGACTTTATTAAGTACTGACTCATCTACTATGGGCTGACCCTTCTCAGTAAATGTGTCAGGCTTCCACCCGAAGTACTGTAGGTATCGGCCTATTTGTTGGCGCGAACCTAAGTTAAACTCAGGGTAATCAATCCTACTAAAGTCTGCTACTGCTGTCTCCCACTGCTCACCTAAGAACTTCAGGCCAACGATGGAGTACGTACCGTCCTTCTTAACCTTCGGTGATACTTGTTTTATAAAAGTAGGTAAAGGCTTGAACTTCTCATGCACCTTATCCTCTAAGTCAAGCTTTTTCTCTTTTAATTTAGCTAGTAGAGTGAATGCTTTTCTCTGGTCTAAGAGCCAACCGTTCTTGATTTGTTGAGCAATAATGTCCTGTACCTGATGTTCAAGGTCAAGGCTCTCGTCTCTAAAACCAGCAAGCGATACGAGGAGTTTCTTATACACCAGTTCATTAACTCTAACATCTTGCTGACAGTACTCCACCATATCCTGAGAGAAATTAAGCCAATCATTATAATCTCCTTTAGGGCATCCTAACTGTTCACCCCAGCTATCTAGTGAGTGGCCACCTTGGCGTGATGGCTCTGCCAAGCGTGACATAACAAGTGTGTCGGTCACCTTCTTATCAGTGAAGTCTACGTTCCAAAGCTTTTTGAGTGCTGGTATATCATAGCCGATTATGTTGTGGCCTATGATTTCCATCTGCTCAGAATAAAAGTAATCTTTAAAAGCAACCTCACTGGTAAACACCAGCTCCTTAGCTGTGCTTACTTCACGTACTGCAACACACCATATAAGAGTAGGCTCTAGCCCGTTGGTTTCAATGTCAAAGACTATCTGCTTCATTAGAACTTTAACTCCTCTTGTTTCCACTCGCAAGTAAACCCACAATCCGTTGGTTTATCTACTTTAAAGTTACCCCTATCACTGGCTAAAACGTCAAGATAGACAGCGCCGTTCTTGTCCTTATTGATAGCATGGCCTACTTTACGTTCTAACTTAGCCATCTTATCAAACGCTTCAGGAAAATCAACTCGTATCTTATTCCAATAACCCATGCCGCCTTTAACACACCCCACGCAGTTGTTATTGTTGTAGCCTAGTTTATACATCACAGGTATCTCTATGTTTAAACTCTTAATAAAATCTAAACAATCCTTCTTAGTATAACCCTCATCACACAATATAAAATCAGCGTTTACCTCGTTATTAGAATCCAAGAACCTATCTACCCTGTTCCCCTCCTCGGCTGTGTATCCAAACACCTGAATGTCGTCATGCCTTTGGTACTTCTTCCTGACATCTTTTTTTAAAATCATCGTACAAGGTGCGCCAGTTTGCCCTTTTATAAACTTACGTTTCTCAAAAACTTCGTAAATAGAGAAAGAGTGTTTATCATCCCCAATGGTTTTAATAGGAATGCCTGTACTTTTAGAAAAATCTTCCAAAAACCTAAGATTATCGTCATGTTCTTCAGCTACTCTACAGTATACAGCCTCAAATTCACCGTCAGGGTACTTCTTACTGGCTAAATAAGTAGCATAAGCACTTGCCGCACCACAGCTAAACCAAGATACAACACGCATTAGAAAGGAACATCGCTTTCTGTGGGACACGCTGTCTCAATCATACGACCAGAGTCTTTGTCGTAGTAGAGGTAACAAGCTGCACCAGTCAAACCAACAAACCGATTCTTTAGAACCCTTACACACGTAGTGTTACGTATATCAGCGTCTGGGTGCTGCTGGTCACGTTCTAAGCCAATCACCATGTCACTTAGCTGTGCAATACTGGCTGACCCTCTAAGCTCTCCTAAGCTAATCTTACCGCCATCCTCGTGCGCCTTCTGACCTGATGGTCGACGTAGGTGTGACACTAAGAACAAGCCGACACCTGTCTCCTGCACTATCTTGCGTAGGTTGGTCATGATGCTGTCGATGGCTTTACGCTCGTCGCCGTTAGCTTGGTCACTAACTACGATGCTCAAGTGGTCAAGGATAATCCACTTACAGTCTAAGCCTTTAGCCATGTAACGTATACGGCCTAAGAGGTCATCCTCGCTGGTGCTGCCCCAGTGGTCAAGCATATAGATACGTCCAGTGCCTAGCGTCTTTTCCCAGTATCCTTTCTGTTCCTCGGTGGTAACCGCTGCTTTAACATCCGGTAAGTGTAGCTGCTTATTGGCTTCGATAGACATAATGCCTAGTGCTGTCTTGGGTATATCTTCTTCCAGTGCCAAGATACCAATGTTATCTCCTGTCTGGTTCAACAAGTAGTGTTCTAGCTCTCTGACTATCTGTGACTTACCCATGCCAGAACCTGAAATAATAGTAACCAGCTCTTTAGCTCTAAAGCCGTGAGTGTACTCATTAAGACAAGTCCACGGATAAGGTATTGAAACAGTCTGAGCCTGTTCCTGTAGCAAATCCCAAGTATCTAAGCCTGACACAATACCATCGGGCCTGAATACCTTAGCATCCCACCAGCTACTAACAAACTCTGACACCTTACGGGCCTTCAACATATCACCTGCGTCCTTCAGGGGCAGTGTTACGTTCTTAGCCTTATTGGGTGTGAATAATGTCAGTACAGACTGTGCTGCCTCCTGTCCCGCCTTGTCGTTATCAAAACAAACAATCACGTTATCGAAGCTCTCTAACCAGTCTAGGTTTGCTTTAATATCCTTAGTTGCACCGGCAGCGCCTGACCTGATTGATACTACTGGCCACTTGCCATCGAACATCTCAGAGACAGCCATTGCATCTGCCTCTCCCTCAGTGATGGTAATGTACTTACCGCCCTCTCTATATGCCTGTTGTCCAAACAGACCTACATTATCGAAGCTACCTGTGGCGTAGAATCCTTTGTTCTCTACTTGTCTGACCTTCGTCCCTGTGGCCTGACCTGTGTCTTTATCGTAGTATGGGTAGTGGTGCTTGACAATCTTGCCCTCTGGGGAGAATTCTACAGTCACACCGAACTTAGCTGCGATTGCCTGTGAAATCTTCCTATCGGGGATTGACGCTATAGTTCCTGTCATCTCAAATGCTCTTGTTGGCTTCTTAATTACATCAGCAAAGTCTGGGGCAGTTCCGTTGCCCCTCTCGTAGTGACCACACCCACCAGTGAAACAGTGGGCGTGTCCGTCTGAGTACCTTGCAAGGTTGTTGCCTGAACCACACTTAGGGCATGGTTCATGCTTTACAAAGGTAGACTCTTCTTTCATCCTTAAAAGTCCTCTGCGCCTTCCATCTCTGCTACTTCCAGAACCTTGACCTTATTGAGGTAAGTACC